ATTTTACCTCTTTCCGTTATGCCTTCTGGTTTCATTTTTACCCTCCCGTTGAATTCACTGATGAATCAGGTGTTGGCCGTTTGCACTGTTTTGGTTTTTTCTATGAAAAACAACCTGAAAATTCCCCGTGATTATACTTTGTGGATCAGACATAAGGCTTTGGGGGATGATAGTCAGACAGCAGTAAAGGAAGCGTTCGCCAGGGCATGTCAAGCAGCTAAGATTCCAATTTTCAGCGCAATTGATTTTGTTGAAATAATGCGCGGTTTTGGTATAACATCTACAATGGGAGACAAATCTGGAACCACCGTGAGGTATCAAGAGGCTAAGAAATTGGTGTTTTTGCAACACGTGATGTATTATTTGTTCATTCCTGCTTACACTTTGGAGGAGATCGAACTAGATTCAACTCGTGCTGGGAAGACTGTGCTGATTGGTGCCGCACCATTGAAAGCTCCTGTGTTGGTTAAATTGCTAGCCAAACAAGATTCATCTTCTGGTGTTGAACCTCATTATCTTTTTCGAGATCAAGTCTATATAATCTTGCTCGAATTGGTGCCTTATGGTAGAATGAGGTTTGACAGGTTTGTCAAAGCGGTCAGGGGTTTCCATCATCGGATTTGGAAACCACCTCAAATGAATGAGGAATATGAGAAACTTTTCAATTGGAATTTCTGGTTGGATCGTTATGTTAAGAAATTCTGCAGGAATGGCAGGTTGGATCCGCATTTGATTAGGCAGCGAGATGAGAACAAAGAAGCTTTTGAAAGGCTGAAGGAGTTGCTCAATCCTGGGGGGATTGAAACACTCACTTATGATTTTTGAGGGCGATCGGCCCTAAGAGCTTGAGCGAGCTCTTTAAATATACGCTTGCGGGTGGTTCCGCTTACGGGTCTTCTAGGCTGTATTTAAACCCCTTCGAAGTTCAGATCTTTGTATTTATTAGCTATTTGTATATTATGCGTTCTTCGATTGTATTAGCTTTGTTGTGCTAGTGCAGGATACTAGGTCAGATCCTGCACCTTATTTTAGACCAGCTAGTTTAACAGATTTAGAGACGACTGCTGACGTCCAAATTCAGCAAACTTTTGCTTTTGATGACAGTGAAAAGCAATTTATTACTACTGTCAGGGATGGCGAAGATCCAACACATGATTGGGGTTCTTATTCCGATGTTGATCTTGCTAAATGGTTAGAGAGACCAATATTGGCCGGAACTTATATTTGGGAGGTTGGTCAACCATTCCCTCAAATATATTTCAATCCTTGGTCGGCTTTTTTAGACAGTCCCAGCGTTGCCCAAAAGATCTCCAATTTTTACCTTCTCCGTTGCAAAATGCACATGAAGGTCATGGTCAATGGATCTCAAATGCATTATGGTAGAGGTTTTGTATCTTACAGACCATTGTTGACGGAACCTGGAGAGAGATATCAGTTTGATCCCAATAACATTCCGGGGCCTTTTGGTAACATTGATTACGATGCTATCAATTCCATCAATATGACCAATGGGG